TTTTGTATTTCTTCCTTTTGCTCTTCCTGAATAGCGACATAATCAGAGTCTTCTTTTAATAGACTCTTAATCATAACCGTAGTACTTGCTAAGTGAACATTCTCATCGCGGGCAATAAACTTAATAATTTTTGCATTACCTTCCATCTTCTTCAATTCAGCAAATGCCCAAGAACATGCAAAAGAAACATAGAAGCGAACACCTTCTAACGCGTTAGCACACATCAAAGCCATAAAGATTTGTTTCTTATAGTCCTTTGGTGCAACACCTTCTTTCTTATGCTGTTCTACTAATTGATTATACCAGTAATCGATACTATCAGCACACTTCATGACTTCAGGATTATCTGTAATCTCATCGAATACAACTGATGGATCTGGGTAGATGTTACGAATAATATGAGTATATGAACGGCTATGAATTGTTTCAAAGAATGCCCATGTCGTAATCCAATTCTCTACTTCAGGTAATGAACACACAGGTAGGAATGCTTCTAATGGCTCTCTTCCTTGAATAGAATCAAGTAGGATCTGTCTCTTTAAATTACTTGTAAAGATGTGTTGCTCGTGTTCGTCTAATGATTCAAAGTCTTTCTTATCTTTAGATACATCAACCTCTTCTGGTCTCCAAAAGAAACCAAGCTGCTTATCAGTAATCTTATCGATGTTAGGATATTTAACTGTATCGTATCGTGCGATATCGACTGGTTCGTCCAAAAACATCATTTTGTTTAGGTGTGACTTCTTTAAATTTTGCAACTTTCACAATCCTCCTCAGATGAATTATCTCCTGCACCATCGTGGGTGTTGAAATAATACAATTGTTTTAGTCCGTATTTGTATGCAGTCACAAGATCAGTTACCATTTCTGACATAGGCACTTTACTATCTTCAAAGAACTCAGGGTTATAAGATGTGTTAACACTAATCCCTTGATCTATATATTTCTGTAATATTGCACAGATTTTTAAATAACCATCTGGGGATTCTTGTTCCCATAGAAGATCATATTTATTTTTTAGATGATGATAGCCAGGTACGACCTGTGCCATTACTCCATCTTTTGACTGCTTGTATGATACTAATGCTCTTGGTGGTTCAATACCATTAGTACTATTGCTTATTTGTGCTGATGTTTCAGCTGGCATAAGAGCCATGAGTGTGGAATTACGAATTCCTGTTTTTTGAAGCTGGTTACGTAAGCTTTTCCACGGTTTTCTTTCTTTATGTGGCACCAAATTATTTACAGCCTCCTTATATGTATCAATTGGGAGAACTCCACCAGCATATTTTGTGTCATTATTTAAAGGAATTTTACCTTTTTCTTTCGCAATATCAGCAGAAGCTTTAATTAAATAATATGACCATGCTTCAGCATACTCATCAACTGTAGTAAATGCACCATCATCATACTTCAATCCACGTTTAGCTAAGAAGTATGCAAGGTTGATAATACCAATACCAAGTGGACGACGATTCATTGTACTACGTTCTGCTGCTTTAACTGGATAGTCTTGGTAATCTAATAGTTCATCAAGAGACCTTACAGCTAGATCACAATACTTTTCAAACTCAGATGGGTGATTAATCAAACCCCAGTTAATTGCTGATAGAGTACAAAGAGAGATTTCACCTTCTTCATCGTCAGCTGAACTAAGAGGTTTAGTTGGTAAATCGATTTCACAACAAAGGTTACTCATACGAATAGGAGCTTTCTTAGGATCAAATGAACCATGATCGTTTGCATGATCGACATTCATGACATAGATTCTACCGGTATCTTTACGTTCACTCAATAGACTTTGGAATGCATCAAGAGCTGACATAGACTTTTTACGAATGGAAGTCTTACGCTCATACTTTTCATATAACTCTTTAAACTTATCTTGATCATCAAAGAATGATTCATATAGACCTGGTACATCATTCGGATCAAAGAATGTAATATTACCACCAGTCAATAAACGCTCATACATCAACTTGTTTAATTGGAATGTGTAATCCATGTGACGTACACGATTTTCTTCAGTACCTTTGTTGTTCTTTAACACAACAAGATCTTCAAACTCATAGTGCCATATTGGTAGATAAACAGTAGCTGCACCGCCACGAACACCACCCTGAGAACAAGACTTAACTGCCGATTGGAAGTACTTTAAGAATGGAATTAAACCTGTATGTACTACTGAACCATCGCCGACTCTTGCACCAGCAGCTCGAATAGAACCAGCACCGATACCAATACCTGCTTTCTTAGAGATATATTTTACGATGCTTGTTGAAGTTGCGTTAATAGAATCGAGACTATCGCCGGATTCAATAAGAACACAACTAGAGAACTGACGGGTTGTAGTTCGAACACCAGCCATAATAGGTGTTGGGAGCGAAATGTAGAATTGAGAAATTGCATCATAGTAGTCCTTAACATATTTTATTCTTGTTTCTTTTGGATAGTTGACAAAAAGCGTAGCAGCAACCATCATGTACAGCATCTGAGGAGTTTCATAATGTTGCTTTGTTTTACGATCTTGAACAAGATACTTACCACGGAATTGTTCCATGCCAGCATAAGTAAATGTATCATCACGATCGTGTTTGATATAAGCATCTAGCTCATCAATTTCAGTATGCTCGTAGTTTTCCATGATAGCACCATCATATACTCCACGGCTTACATTTTCAATAATTAAACGCTTGAGAGTCCATGGTGTATATGAACCATATACTTCTTTACGTAGCTTGTAATTAATTAAACGAGCTGATACGTATTGATAATTTGGTGTAGAGTCAGTAATTAATTCTGCTGCACTCTTAATAAGAAGCTCATGAATATCATAAGCTGGAATTTTATCGTATANTTGTATGTTAGCCTTTAGTTCTATCTCAGATACGGAGACACCAGTTACACCATCTGTTGCCCATTCGAGTACTTTGTGTACTTTTTCTAGATCGAATGGCTGGCTAGTGCCATCTCTTTTAGTGACGTTGAAAGACATAAATTGATCCTGTTAATTTGTTTTAGATGTATATTATAACACAATATACTATAAAAGTAAACTACTTTTTAATTCTTTTTTCTGCCCAGATAGGCATTTCACCGCTAGGAGCGATGTTGTGTAGTTCAGTTTCAAGGTGCTTAGATAGCTCTTCTCTTACAGTAGGTAAAGCCCAGATAATACCTAGGTCTTCTTCTAAAGAATCTAGGCGATCTGCTTGTACAGGAAACTTTTTACGAAACTTAGCATCCTTCTTTGCTATTTCAAGATCATACTTCTCTGCGAAGTATTCCATATATTGGTCGACTTTCTTTTGAAACCAGATGCCGCCCTTTGTATCCTGGAACCATTGGTAGAAGGAACTACCAATGATACTAGAAAGAATTGATTTGAGTGCTAATATAACTAACCAGTGCATTTTCCGATTTCCTCTTTATTTTTATCTACTAAATATATATAACCGTCCATGCCATGATCAGTCAATCCATCGAAAAATTTAAATTGAGACCATGCTGATACAAATCCTTTTACAAGATCCCACATATCCTGCCAGAATGTATAGCCTAATGCAAGGTTTCCTTTACTATTAAAATACATTTCAACACCGTCGTGTTTGAATCCTAGAATAGCAGGTGGCACTTTAGGTACAAGATCGTTATTATTTACGAAACGATAATGTTTAACTTGACATGTATCTACAAAAACTCTACCACCAACGCGAGGAGAACCAAAGGTGTATAGAGCTGCAGCGAGTGGATAACGAGAGGCCGCAATCGTAGCCATTGCTCCACCAAGAGAATGACCACAGAAATATACATCACGTGGCTTATCTCGTTTACCGTTACGCTGTAGTTCCTTTACAACTTCATCCCATAGCTCATCAATCTCATCTTTAAAACCACCATGAACCATACCAGCTGATTGTGACTTCTCTTTAAATAAGTCTAGGTCAGCTTTGATATCATTCAATTGATTCGGTTGAGTACCTCTAAATGCAATCCATAATTGTCCATTCATACGAGTGATTAAACATTCAGCGCTATTAATAGAAATAAGACGTGACTTAATTTTCTTACCAAATTCGTTTTGAATTAATTGATCTCTTGCTTCCTTATCATCGATGTATGACCATGCAGCTAAACGTGCTGCAGCGCAGGCTCGATCACTTTGTGTTTTTGGGATTGCCATTTATTTTTCCTCTACTTTGATTTCCACCGCACCGGCTTCTTCGTCGTTAATTGTTACGTTTCGGTAATAGACTATTACTTCACCTAATTGGTTTATGTATCTTTTAATCTCTTGTGTATTATACGCCATGTGTTCATAGTCCTGCACACTCATAGCCACAAACACAATATCACCCCCGTGTTTCTTTTTAATATCATCGATAAATCTATCTAGATATGTATATCCTTCAGGATATAGATCTTCCTTACCAAGCTTACAATCTCTTTCTTTTGTCTCTGGATTCTTAATGCAGTTTTCAATGATCTTAGCATCAGAAACTACATACCACTTTGGCTCTTTTAGATTCAGTGGTCGTGGAAGAACCGGTTGTACTATATCCAATTCAATTGGCTTGGTAATTATTTCTACTTCTTTTGTTCCTAGTAAAGAACAACCACTAATCGTTAAGAGAGCTAATACGCTTGCTATCGTTTTCAATCGCATCGAATACCTCCTTTGTTGCATTATTTGCACGTTTTTCTATCATACCTGGTTTTGCACTTGCTATCTTGGCAATATTATGCCGTGCAAAGATATCAAGATACTCTGTCATTTGTGATTCATATTGCTGATTTTTGACTTGAAGACCAGTCAGTGCTTTAGATGTTTTTTCTAGGTTGTCTTGTACTGCTTTAATTGTTGCTCTTTGTTCGGCATCTCTTACCTCAAAGGCAGCATTGAGTTTTTGCAACTCAATATTTTTATTATAGAGGAAGTATCCTCCTAAACCCATAATAACAATCACTCCAATCAATATTTTACTCATAATTTATTTTGCCTCTTTTTTGGCTTCCCTCGCTGCTTTTCTAGCATTCATGCGTTCAACAAACTTTCTACCTTCCTTAGTGCGACCATCGTATTGCTTCTTTTTCTTATCGCCAATTGGTTGAGGGTTTGTTGCTACTGCATCTACGCCCATTTGCTCATTAGCAGCTTTAAGCCATTGTTCAAAGTTAGTCATCGTTTTATATCTCCATTAGATACATATATTTCTTGTCCAGTTGGTAAATGATTTACCTTATAAATGTTTTTACCAAATAGTATAGAATAAGATTGAGTCTTTTCTTTTATCTCAATCTGAGTATTCTTTAATGCTATTACATCACCTGTTATTGGTGATACCGCATCTTCAATTAATGTGTATATACCGGGATTTATACCAGTATCGTTTTCAAACCATTTATTTTCATTAAAGTAAGTATCACTAATCTTTTCACCAGTTACTTCTTCTAATATCTCTCTAAGCTTATTTTCAGGTATACCCGTGTGTTCTTTAATAAGAAACAATGCTGTAGCATAAGAAGCAAGTTTAGTTTGACCAAATGGTAGCTTACTAAGTAATCTTTTAATATTAAACACTAAACGATGAAATACAGTATAAGCAGACTTTTCTTCATTAGTCTTTGGCTTTTTAAGAACCTTACCTTTATCATCAATTAACTCTAATTCATATGCTGGCATCTTATCCCATGGAGTTACCAGCATTTTAAGAAATCTAAACGCATAAAATAGGTCGGCCGTTCTTGACACAACATTTTCGTTTACATTTTGCATTATATGTTCCTTAATACGTTAATTATATTTTGATCCATTTTAATTTCAACCTTTTCAGATATATCTAAATAGTTTAAAAAGATTAAAAACGGTTTAAGATAGTGATAATGCTCTTCATCTATCTTAAACCACATCATACGATTAGCTGCTTCTATTCCGAAGACATTATATATTACTATTATATGATTAAGTATTAACCGACTCTGTAAATCGTTATGAACTTCATAGCGTCTAAATAAACGTTTAATATATTTAAATCTTGCTAGGTCTTCTTTGAATTCTTCGATATCACAGCACTCAGTGTTATTATAGTGCTGCATAGCAAAAAATTCAAAGTTCCTATATGTAAGTTCGTCAAATACTTTCATCATATAATATATATACTAAGACTTAATCAGCTTCGTTATCTGCCTCATAGTTAGCATCTACGTAGTCAAAGAACTCCTTCTTCTTATCACCTTTCAGTTCAGCAGGTGAATCAACGCCAAACTTTTTCAGTGCTTTATCAAAGAAAGCTTTGTATTTCTTTTGCTTATCAGAATCTTCAGTAGGTGGCTCTTCATCACCTTCCTCTTCATCATCGTGCTTAGATTCAGCTGCTTTACGAGCTTCCTCGATAGCGAGTGCTTCATCATGAGCTGCATCAACTTCCTCACCTAAATCAACCTTTTTAACACCATGCATTTTACGCACTTTATCAGTGTTTTGATCGTCTGACTTATCAGTAGGATCAGCTACATTTTCTTCAGGCTTATCATGAGTGTAACCTTTAGCAGCAAGAGCTTTATGCTCTGCTTCATCTTTAGCTACAGCCTTTTCACCAGTTTTTGGATCGAACATATCGTGTGGATATTTCACTTCCATTTCTTTTACTGCTTTTTTACCTTCCAAGACATCTTGTACCGCTTGCGCAAGGTCCTGGGTGTTTGTATCATAGAGTTTCATTTTTATATCTCCTATTGCATTAAGTACATTCCGGTTACACCACCGACGATACCAGTGAGTACAATCCAGAATAATTTGTTTATTACATTTACAACAATTTCATTTGAACTTACTTTAGCTTCAAGTGCTTCTAAACGTTCTACTATTCTTAATAGTTGTTTAGCTTGTGACTCGCCATATTTAGCCAATACAGTAATCCTCTCTTCTGCGCGTGCTATTGACACAATCGCCTCAGATAATTGATCGAGCTTATTTTCAATTCTATCTAAACGTGTGTTTTGATCTTGGTGATCTTTACTTAGTGACATTGTACTAAACCTTATTTGTGTTAAATATTATCCACCAAACTCATGTCCGGCGACTCTTTTCATTTGCTTCTTAAACTCGGCAAAATCTGGTTTATCTTTATATAACTTTATAGAAATTTCTGGGCGATCTTTACCTTTGATTCTCCACTTATAACCTTTTTCTTTATGTTCAGGTTTAGTAGTTTTTACAACACGACGTTTAAATCCTGCTTCCCAAGATTCTGATCCTTCTTTAATATATTCAGCAAAAGTTTTCATTTCTTTTGACTCGCTATCCACTTAATTGCAAACGCAGACTCTGGTGGTTTTTCTGACCAAGCTTTAATTTTCTTATACGCTTGCAATGTTTGTTGATTAATATCGGATCCTTCTGAGTTATCTACAATGATCATTCTATTTCTAAATAACGTTTGGAATTTACCAATATTCTTTTGTACATCTTTCCACATCTTACTTACTTCAGCATCTGGTAATGATCTAGCACGTTTTTGATTTCTATCCATTGCTGTTTCTATATCAGTATTTACAAAGATCATATGAACAGCATAACCAATTTTTCTAAGTAAATCAACTTGCTTTTTAATCTTAGCATAGTCTTTACCTGTACCATCAATTACCAATCCCATTCTTCCTTTAATGGCAGTACTCATTATCTTACCTGTTAGAGCTTTCGACTTAGCTCTAATATCTTGACCCTGAGCTGAAAATATATCATCAGGATCCATTGATAAGCCGGCTTTTTGTAATCCTTTCTCAAAGGCATCATCAGAGTTAATTAATCTAAACCCTAATGACTTTAAAGCAGTCTTACCAACAACAAACGATTTACCTGAGCCGGGACCACCAGCTAGGAATACCGCTTTAAAAATAGAAGGATCATTTACACCTTCCATTAAATTTGTATGTTCTTTGAAATTAATCATCTGCCTGCAGCTTTTCTAAATCTTGCTCTTCAAACAACTTAGCTGCTTGTTTTAGATTAATTGTTTTAAAGTCACCAAACTGATTGGTAATTTTAAACTCTATTTTTTTACCAGACTTCATTACATCAACTTTGTATGTCTTACCATCTTTACCACGAAGACCTGCTAATGCTTCATTAACATCTTCCTTTAATGCAGCCTTTACTTGTTGTACCTTTGTTTCCATATCTCGGATTTCACCTTCGATTTCTCTACGTTGACGCCCTTTACTCTTTTTAATTAAGTCTTGTAGTTGTGATTCAAAAGAAGCAAGCTTACGCTTTAGATCACGTTCAGGCTTTCCTTTATATGGATTTTTAAGTGCTTCGTTAACGTTTTCTCGTAGAGCTTTAAATTTAATCATCGGTGCTATCCTTTAAATAATCTTTGAATGATTTTGAAGAAGTATCTTCAAATGCTAAATGTTTTGGCAGTAAGCCTTTCTTGATCATATCATGAAAAACTTTACTAAGGTTCTTATAATCTAGGTTAGTAATCTTGGCAGCTTTCTTCATAATGATATGACCATTATCAGTATCACCTGAAGACTTCTTACGCATATCAAGATAGAACCGTACAGCCTTTTTATAAATTGGCTTCTTGAGTGTTCTATCAATCCAACGATCCGCTTTAGGAAATTGAGTAATTGCCATTACTTCATCGAGTTCACCAGGAGTCATACCTTTTGTATATTTGGTATATTCATCCGAACCATACTCGTAATATTCTTTAACAGTTGATTCACCACGTACCTTTGCAGCTAAGTCTTTATCAGCTTTGCCCCATGTACCAGATGATTTAGTGACGAATGAATTAACTCGAGCGAATGCCCATTGTTGTGGAGTAGTACCAGGACGGTGACTTGTTTTCCATGCACCCATTCCACGATCATATACCTTTTTAAGTATACCGTATGGCATGCCAGTTTTTTCTGCTTTCTTAACAAGACCTGCGATTTTCTTTTCTTCTAGATCTTCTTCACCAAACATTTTCTTATATTTTTTAGTATGTTTAGACAAAGGCATATCTTTTGCTTCTTCTAGTTTTTCAACTGAATCTAACCAATGACGTTTCTTACTGCCATCTGCTAATTCAACTAGAACAAAATTAGGACCTTTCATTGTAATCGTACCAACGTCATTTGATTCTTTTACAACAACCGTATCACCTTCAGAGAATAGATTACCATTTACATATTCTTCTCTTTTTTCTGATACTGTTTCTAATTGGATATGCTTACGATGTTTATGAGACTCTTTAAGACCCATACCTTTACGAATAGCATTAAATAATTCTTTACCATCTTTATAAGATGATGGCATACCTTTACTAAATGTTGCAAAGTCATTTGCTACAGCAGCAGCTCTTAACTTAGATGCACTCATACCAGTTACATCATCTGAATCAGGATCTCTTGCACCAGCACTGATGACTGTAATACCACCTTCAAACTGATAGAAACCATGACGACCTTTTTCGCCATTGTACTTATTCAGTAGCTTATCAAACTCTGCTTTACGATCATCACCAACAACCATATTTACTTTCGTAAACCCTTGGTCATATAGACGAACAACAATATCAAATACTGTACGAATATTCGAATCAGCCATAACGTTTCTTGCATACTTAGGAAACATTTTACGTAGGAATTTAATCTTATCTTTAAACTTAAGAGGATTCTTCTTAGGATCGTTTGATTGTGAAGCATATATTCTGAATTGACCAGAGCCAGCTTTTTTCTTTAAAGTATCAAATACTTTCTCATGGCCATTTGTTGGTGGGTTAAACCGACCGAAAACAAAGGTAATGTCCTTTGTTTCTTCTGATAGATATTCACTAAAACGCTTTGGATTATATGCCATTATTATTCTTCACCTTTCTTCTTCAATTTGTTTCTATCTGCTTTCTTTACTTGTGGTAATAGCTTCTTAGCAATCTTTTTAATTGCACCCTTTTTCTTCGCTAATCTTTTTTCGAGCTCACCACGAGCAGCAAAGGATAGATCACCCTTATCCTTTTTCTTTAGAAGTTTTTTAATGAGAATATTACGAGCTTGCTTTTCAGCACGTTTTTGAAGTTTTTCTTTTGACGCAAGTTTCTTGGCAGCTTTCTTCCGACCAAGCATAATCTTGCCTTTGTTTTTTCTAAAGGTAGCCTTAGCTTTCTGCCTCTGTGCAGCAGTCATGGCCTCTTCAAATTCTTTGAATGATTTCATCTTATCCTCGGTATCCCATTTAGCCTGGACTATCCCAGCCTTTTATAATATCTTTGCTAAAATTGTTAGTAGAAAATTCTAACCTATCAACTAATTTAACAGCTCCACCTTCCATACGATCTATAGCAACAAAACCTTCAGGGTTGGTTACTTTAAATCCGGATTTAGTTTTAACAAATGTATTAATATTTGATAAACTATTAAGTTTATTTATAATAATTAATTTCGCATCCACTACAGAATTTTGTAAATCGAACACTTTTTTTAATGTTTTTGTATTTTTTTTACTAAAAAATGATAGTAATTGATCTCTTTGTGCTTCTTTCTTTTGTTTACCTTTATCAGATTTTAGCTTATCAATTTGTTTAGCATATCGTAGGTTAACAAAATCAATAAGGCCTTTTGTATGTTGAGCAGTATTAGTAATACGTTCGTTAGCTCTTACCTTTGTATTATTATATGTATTGATAACCAGATTTAATTCTTTATTTTGTTCAATCTCTTTAAGTACATTGCCAGAGATCTCTTTAAATATTTTACCAGCTGTTGAGAGGTGAGCAGTCACTGCAGCCGTTTCCTTAGCAGTCATCGTAGCAGTACCAGATAGATCAGGAAGCGTAGCATCAACAGACCATACCTTACTTGTTGGCTTAAGTTTAGAAGCAATTGATCTACCAAACTCAGCTCTCATTGTTTCGTATGTTGCACCAGTATAAGTTGTATGCCATACAATACCGATCTGAGCTTTAGAGATTTCTTTCTCCATTGCGCTACCTTTTGGTACAGCATAAACAATTGTATTCGGATGGAACGTAGTATATTTTACACCATTAATTGTTTCTGATCCAAGGTCCGACTTATCATACATGAAGTCACCTTGAATAACACCCTTTATACCTACATCCTTTAGATTATCAAAGGCCATCTTTAACTTCTTAGAGAGATCACCAGAGGTGTCTGCATCAATGTCTGCATGGCTCTTATATACTTTAGGGTTGGCATTGAATACACCTTTCTTTGCAACAAAGAACTCACCAGTAATTGGATCTTCACCAGCAAATACAGCAGGAGCTCCGTCCCATTTTACAGTTACATCAGTTGCGCTTTTAGCACTACCAGATAACATATCACGTAAAGAACGTAATGCAAGAATAGCTTGACGAGCACCTTTCACGCCACCATCGAGAATCAAATCTTCGATGTGAGTCATGTGAGTATTCTTACCCGCTGCTTCTGATAAATAACCTTTTAATGATCTCATTTAATTTCTACCTTTAGAGTATTATAACCTTTTATAAGACGATGGTACACCATTTTAGGTATACAAACTTCTTGATTTAATTTTAAAAGGAAAGGTAAGCAATCTTCTATTTGTAATTGCCAACCTTCGCCTTCTATACATTTAATTGTTCGATCTTCTTCATCACGGTGCCACACATAATCTGTAGCTGGTCTTTCAATATCGAACGTTCTTATATTTCCATTATCAACGTATGGATTACCAGAAATAACTTCCGCCACCTTTCAATCCTAATTGTTTAGCATACTTTGGTAAACGACATGCCCAATAGCCTGCTTTTGTTTTATCAGTTTTAGTACTACAGTTATGACGAGATGCAAAGTTTCTCGCAGCATCTCTATCATTAATCTTTGATGTGAGTCCACCTTTCTCATCACCGAACTCAATTTTCTTTACGTTACCTGTTTTAGGATTCTTTACGTAAACAACATATTTCTTTTTACCTGAGCTTCGCTTTGGTGAATTAAGTTCTGGTTCAGACTCCTCAATCATTGGGCTATCTAATGGAACCATAGTCCCTTCGTATAAACCAAAGGAAGTTTTTTTGTCATAGTATTCTAAGAATGTATCCATTATTCATATACCTTTACGTATGCGCTTGAATCTTCTGCCTTTGATCCAGCATAGTTTACAATTTTAG